ATGTGTAAGCCGATGCGATGTGAAGCCTTGAACGAGTCCAGTCAATGTGCTTGTCAGCCTTTGGCTTGACTTGGTTGGCAATGTCGTAGAACAGGAACTTGGCCTTGGGCAGATACTTGCACCACATAGCCATAGACCCTCCGTGCCAGACCCCTATCTCCACGAAGTTGATGTGGTCGGCTCGCATTTCAGCCAAGTACTTAGCATAGGTGCTTGTATAGTTGTGGCCGTTGGCCTTGTCGGTTCCTCCCTGCCAGTCAGCACCATTGAGGTCTAACTCGTCGAGGATGGCAATTAGTTCTTTGTCTTTCATGGTTAAAATGTGATTACAAATTTTTCGGGACCCGGCCAACCGGGGTTGGTGTCGTGGACCTTCGTGTCAGGCTTCTTGCCAATCCAATGCTCGGCCTGCCAGCGGTGGTCCCGTACTGGTTCGCCCAGTTCCTTGATGTGGCTCGACTTGGCCCACCAATAGGTTCCCCCAAAGTATGGGTAGCCTTCGGGGTTGTTGGCATCGGCCATGTGAGGGAACTGCTCCTTGGTTATCCAATGACATCCAACCGCATCCACTCCTTCGAGCAGTTGCAAGCAGCGTTCCCAAGCAACCACGTTGAAGAAGGTCATGCTGCGATTCCAAAGTTGGTTGATGAGGGACGGGTCGCTTGCCCCCTTCGTATGGGCGTACAGGTACACGGCTTCCTCTTCCTGCGAGGCCCGGTACATTTCGGTCAGCGTCGCCTGCTCCCAAGCGTTGGTCCGGGTTACTACGACTTTGACCTTATCGGCCACCATCGAGTTCTCCAGCACCTCCTTGACCGCTTTGCGTTGTTCGGGTGGACCGACGATGCCTACACGGATTTCATCCAAGACGTTGATAAGCCCGTAATTGCAGACGGCCATCATGTGTTGGTTGAGGATTAACTGCCAGTTGCCTCCGCAGTAGATGTGGTAGTAGTGGACGACTTTCATAAGGTCCAAAGGAGGGTTAGAAGGGTGAGGATGAAGAAAACGGCTGCAAGCGTCTTGCCGATTTCGATGAGCAGGTCAAGTATGCGTTCGGTGTTCATGCCTCAAAGTTACACCACAACGTACTTCCCTGAGTTACTGACCCGTAACTTATTGAGTGCCACATACCGCATCGCATCGCAGGCGTGGTTGAAGGAATCAATGGGGACCCCCGTGTTCTTGCCTTCCTTATCGGTCGCCCACGTGTAGGAGCGCAGTTCCTTGATGAGGTTGGTCGAGTCCTTGGTTACCTGCAATTTAAAGCGTTTCAAGATGTCTATCCCGTTCCTGACCGAATCGGGGCCTTTCTCCGCCGGCTTGATGTTGAAGCCAAGTCGGTAGATTTCTTCGATGGACTTCGGTTCTGCAGAGTCCGCCACGATCTCCCAAGCCCTTGTGATGCCCAGCGTCCGCAGTTTGTCTGCGATGTCTTGGTTGGTCAGGCCCGTGGAGTACAGTAGTTCCTGCACGAGCAGGCAGTCCCCTTGGCGGTAGATAGCGACCAAGGCCGTAGGGTCGTTGCTAAAGCCCCAGTCAAGCCCAAGGGCGACGAATTTCGCACGGCTGACATCGATACCCTCCACGACCTCGAAGTCCTCGTAGATCGCACCCTGAAGCGTCCCGACCTGACCAAGGCCGTAGACCTTCCACCAGTTCGCCCAATACGCTGACGTTTCGGCTTTGGTGCGGTTTAGTTCGATGTCCCTCTTGATGGTATCAGGCAGGGCCTCGTTGTCGTTGTAGGTAAGGATGATCAGTTCTGCATCCTGTTCGGGCAGGACCTCGGTATGCGCCCAAAATTCGTGGGTCGGATTAAAGTCGATGTAGATGGCCTCGCTTGTACGGATTGCCAACTGGTAGTAGGACTCGAAGTCGATGTTGTTCGCCTCGTTGATGTAAACAACCTGCCTCCTTGCCCCTCGGAGCCTTGCCTCGGAATCAGCCGAAAAGAACTCGATGATTGAACCGTTGGCGAAGTGATAGGTGAGCAGGGTCTTGTTCCATCGGTCTGCGACCCATCGGCCCGTCCATTGCATGACCTTGGCGAAGTCCTTGATTGCACCCCTTCGTAGATGGGGGATGGATTCGGACACGACCGAAATCTCGGTCTTCTTCTTTGCTGCGATGTCTATGAGGACCGCAAGGATGGCAAGCGTTTTTCCTACCCCCACCCGTTGCCGAGCGGGGGTTAACCTCCGGCAGATGTCCCGCCCTGAATAACCTTCTTCCGGGCTTGCATCCGCCTAATCTTTTTGATGGCCGTAGTTAATCTAAAGTCCATTTATTCGCTTAATCTTTTCAAGGTAAACCACCGCATCCATCAGTTCCTCCTGTAAGTGCTGAATCCACTCCATCGGGGTCAGGTCGTTGCGGTCCATGGTCGTCCCGTACTTGGCTTTGCCCTGCTCGGCTCTTGTCCTGAATTGGTCAATGACCCCCTCAACGATAGAATCAGCCATTGTCGGGGAATAGGGGTTGCTCGATGTGGACCGTGTTCTCTTGACGTTCCACAAGGTTGTTCAGGCGTTGAGTTATGGATGGGTTGTACTGACCAACCATGCCCCCCTCAATTTGGTCTTGACGGATGGTTCGCCTTATACGCGAGCAGATGGCTGAATACTCGGAGTAGTTGCCCCTTGTATTCCCAAAATAATCCCCTAAGTCCTGAACGATACCTGCATCCGCACACCAGTTCTCAAAGCCCTCCAAGGTCAAGGGTCGCTCCAAGGGTTCGTATTGGGGAATAGCATCCTTGCCGGGGAATACCGTCTTGAGCCTTGGGTTGCTCTTGACCCCTGCCCGGTATGCCTCAAAGTACTCCCACATCTTTTCGGGAGTTTCGATGTACTTGCCGTTGCCCTTGCTGGTTCCCATCAGTATTCGATTTTGTCTATGAGTTCGTCAATCTTGTCCACTATCTTCATCTTCACGGCAAATGCATTCGGTGAGTTAGAATCGTCCACCGCTCCGATGCAGTCGCAGAGAGTTGTAATGACCATCATCAGCGAGTCCATCCGAGCCTGCACTTGGGCTTCGTCATCCTTAGCCTTCGAGTTCGCCAAGTTCCCGGAGTTTATTCCTGCTCCATGATAAAGCAGACTTACCGCCCCATAGGAGGTAGGAGATGTAACCGCAGTCGCTGGTGTCGTCTGCGTTGTCGTAGTAAGTTTCTGCCCGGGATAGGTAGGAGTGCATCCGCTTGATGGTTTCAACCGATATGGCTTCCCCGTTGGCTAACTGCTGCGCCCGGACCTTACCCGTCTGCGTCGCACACTTATTCCCATTCCGCTCGTTCAACTCAATCCCTCGCTTGGCATTGGCCCGAATCTCTTGGCCGTAATCGGAGTACGACTCGAATTGCTGCCTTTTGTGATTCTCCCACGTTGAGCCGCAAACGGCCAATCGTTGAGCCGTATCGGGGAACTCCGCATTGGCCTCGTTATTGCTCATGCAGCGACCGATGAAGCCTTCTTTGCTTTCGTTATTGTTCGGGATTGGCAGGGGCATTCAGGGAGTGGTTTATGGTGTTTTGGTTGATTTCGAGGAACAAGTCCGCTTGTAGGTAAATGTATTGGAGGGCCGATTTTACGCAGTCTGCGCACCACCAATTCGTGGGAGGTCGTCCATGAGCCGTAAGGATGGCTTGCAGTTCACCAACCGCATCGGGGGGCAGTCGCATGGTCAGCGATGCCACATATTGGTCCCAATACTTGCGATGCTTTTGGGCCACTATGAATTGGTCGTTGGTCATTTGAAGGTCCATTCTCGGAGTATGATTGCGGTGGCTGAAGATGCGAGGCCGAGGATAGGAGCCAAGTACCATTGGCAGGTTGGCAGGGTCAGGGCAACCCCAAGCCAAAAACCAAAGCAGGTCATGCACGAAAACGGCTTCCGCTTGGCGAATGGCAGAGCGTAGAACCACGAAGGCAGCACCCGGAACTCCACGACCGCAAGGGTTGCTAAGGCACTAATCAGGATGGGATAGACCAGTATATCCATTTGCTTCGATTGCGGTTTTGATCTTGGCTTTGGCCTGCTCGATTGAGTAGATGATGGACCTGTACGGGATGCCCGTTTCCCGGCTCATCGCCTTCATGTTCCCTGTTTGCATGAGTAGGTTGAGCAGTTCTTTGTCGTAGGGGAACGCTCCGTCCTTCGCCCAAGAGTCCATCTCTTGCTGGGCAATAGCCCAAAGGTCATCAAGCAGGGAGTCGTAGTCTTTGCCCAGTTCTTGGGTTTCTGGGTCCACTTCGACTCGCTCGTCGTGATGACGGTACTTCTTGGCGAATTGGTTGTTGTTGCCCCGGTACAGGTTCATGATGAGCCGAACGATGTAGAAACGCAGGTAGCCTTGGACCTGCATCTTGGTTATCTTGTCGGGGTCTTTCTCCAATAGGATTAGGACGACCTCTTGTTCGAGGTCCTTCCAAAGCGGATTGCCCCCCGTAATGGTGAGGCAAGCCTTGCGGATTTCTCCGCTGCGATACAGGTCAAGTACGATGCTCTCTGCGTTCACTCACGCAAAGATGGAGGGGGTTCTTGCTAATGTTGCAAAAAATCCCGTGTCCTGTTGAGAACTTGTGTACGAAGGAATTTAATGTCCGGCCTTGCCCTCATGTTTATCGCAAGGATTTCGAGGTTGTGCATGACCGTAGCATGATTCCTCTTGATGATACGCCCGATTTGGCAGTAGGTGTAGAGGTATTCCGAATATGCGATGTCTGCGAAGATGCTTCGAGCCAGCACCAGTTCTTGGGTCTTGACATTGCTCAAGATGTCATCGGGGCTGACTCCGACAACCTCTGCCGTGTAGCCGAGGATGGTTCGTGAAATTAGGTCCATGGTTATGCCGTCTTGGTTAAAAGTTCAATTAGTTTTTTAAGGCAGGCAAGTTCTGCTTCTTCGTAGTTGTTGCCATGATACACTAAAGAGCATTGAACATAGGCATTATAGTAGCTTGGCTCGCAATCAACATCAAGCTCAACGAAATGATTTAATCCGTGCTTCTCTCTAAACCATCTAAATGCTTGTGAGTAGGTTGGTGCTGTTGCAAATCCTTCTCTTACTCTTTCATCCCTATCTGAATTTTTTGCCTCCTTGAAAAACCAAAGATTTACATTGTCTTGATTTGAATAATAACCACCAAAACAAGGTTCATCAAACCCAAGCTCTTTGAGTGCAAGGGCTTGTTCGTAAGGGATAAAATCGTTTTTCATGGCTTAGGATTTATGGTTTTGTCTATAATTTGATTCGGAATATCAAACCAACCATAATCGTCCATTATGCTTAAAAAATACCAGCCAATAATAGTAATGATTAAGGCTATGGTAATTACAAACCATAAAAGGTATAACACAAAAGCCGTTATAAATAAGATTATTTGGTTCATTTTGTTTGGGCTAAAGCATTGATTCGATTAAGTTTATTCTCTCTCCTATCCACCGCATCACCGGTACGGCCATTGAGTTACCGCAAGCCTTGTACCTTGGCCCATCGGGGCATTGGTCGGCTTCCTTGTTGCGGTATGGAATCTTGGTCCAATCATCCGGGAATCCCTGCAAGCGTTCGCATTCCTTGGGGGTCAGCCTTCGGATGGCCATCGGTTGCTGAACCAATGGCGTATTGCCTCCTCCCGTTCCATATCTCGCACTCACAGTATCAGCAACATCCTTTGGCCCATTGACCCTTGAATCGTTTGGATGCGATTCGTAGTAAAGCGGTTGGGCAAATGCGCTAAATTCCATAACACCACCGGTTGTTGATGCGTTGATACGGGTGCTTACGGTTTGAAAGGTATCTCCGGTAATGGATTGATTGTAAAGGTCCACCCCTATCGGTTGGGCATAAACCATATTGCCCGTTTCGTTTGAGCCGCTTGGACCTCCATATCCCTTCATCCATTTGCTTGTAACGGTCGGGCTTAAATTGCCTCCTACGCAACTCACATCGCCTGCCTCTCCAACGCTTCCTTGAGCATCGGAGGCAACTTCTTCCCTCTTTTTTCTGCTCGGTTTAGTATTCCCTTGCAGGCTTTCTCGCTCAAATAGAACCGCTGCGGCAACTCGCCAGTCTCCAAGGTATCCGACAACAAAGACTCTTCTGCGTCTTTGGGCCACTCCGAAGTATTGAGCGTCAAGAACTCTGTATGCGAACCCATACCCGAGTTCGCCCAACGCCCCGAGGAAGGTTCCAAAATCTTTTCCTCCGTTGGACGACAATACCCCGGGGACATTTTCCCACACGACCCACTTGGGACGGAATTTATCAGCGATTGAAAGAAAGGTAAGCATGAGGTTCCCTCGTGGGTCATCAAGACCTTTGCGAAGTCCGGCAACGGAGAAGGATTGGCATGGGGTTCCCCCCACGAGAAGGTCAATTGGTCGCTCATCTGCGATTGGGTTTTGGTTGATGGTTGTCATATCTCCCAAGTTAGGAACCGCTGGGAATCGGTGTTTTAACACCTCGGAGGGAAACTGCTCGATTTCGGAGAACCATTGCGGTTCCCATCCAAGGTCGTGCCAAGCAACTGAGGCTGCCTCAATGCCTGAACAAACGGATCCGTATTTCATTAGAACGGGTTTGGGGGTAGAGGCATCCAATGGCTTACTTCGGTTAGGAACCAAGATTGGTGTTCGTAGGACCAAAGGTGGCGGTTCTCAAGCCAGCCCATAAATTGATTCATGTCCGTTGTGAAAATCAGGACGGGTTCACCAAGTTCCGGCATACGCTCGGAGCATTTAATCCATTCCATGACTAAGCGTT